TACTGATCCAGTCGCCGATTCTGTCGGACGCCCCGGTTGTTCCGGGGGCAATTGCTTCGACAGGCGGAAAATTTTCAGATAAAGTCTTCATTATATTTCTCTCCTTTTCAAATTTTAATTAAGCTGCTCCAAGTCCAACAAACGCCGATAAAGTATTGGTCCCATTCAACGGCGTAATCGGGGTATCGTGCATCGGCTGTCCGTTGTTCCGGGTGATGAATCTGAAACACATTTCGTCATAGAGATACCGAACATGCATGGATTCCGATTCCTCGACCCCGCCTTTTTGAATCAACAGATAATCGCTCATGTCGAACAGAACGATATCGTTTGCCGTTCCCATTGTGGAGCAGAATTCGATGGGGACTACCGGGGCCCCCTTGATCCGCATAATCCCCTGCGCGTCATAGGTGACGAAACGCGGTTCAAGCGCCCCGCTTCCCGCCGTGATGGACAGGATATCAAGCTGCGGCCCGCAATCACGATTGATAAACCAGATCGGATTTTTCCCGATAAACCGCGCCCACATATTGGACAAATCGCCCGTTTTGATCGTGCTGGTGGTGCCGCGAGTAACGCTTATCAGCGCGTCGGAAGCGGTAATCCCCAGGCATCGGCCAGAGCCGTTCCCGGACCAAATTTCATAGTCAAGCTTCCAGGAAAGCTGGTCGCGCAGTCCCTGTTTCGTATAATTCGTCATTGCAACGGCGTCCCGCATCATGCGATTGGTGACGTAAATCAAGCCATACATATCCTCAAGCCGAAGTTCTCTTTCTTCGAGAACCGCTTTTCCGCTCGAAGACATGAGAGACGCTTCCGCTTTTCGGTAAACCTGGATCCCGCCAAGCATCGTTCCCGCTGAACGGTCACGATCTTTAAATGCCAGATACGAAAAGCTGTCTGCATTCGCACCGATCGGTTGCTGGGTACACTTTGAAGACAACACGCCGGTTTCAATGGATGTTTTCATGATATCAGCCGATTTGTCGGTTTCCACCAGGTATCCGCCATCAGCATCAACCCCTGTGCTCGCTCCTGACGCATTCACGACCTTCTGAAACCGTTCACGAGCTTTCGGGGCATCCCGGCTATCAATCGTCATGGCAATAACATCTATCATATTTTCGCCAAGATTCCGATAAACGGGCTTTGCCTTAACCTCAAAATGCGCGGCCCGGCCCGCAACTTCGGCAATGTCCGCGCCGCCGTCCTGATCAAGCACCGCCCCGGCTTCCTGAAGCAAATCTTGAAAACGGGTCAATTCCGCGTTCGTCTTTTTCAGGTCGCCCATAGTTGTTTCATAACTGGCCTGAATTTCCGGTGTCCACTTGTCGCCGCCGTTCTCGTCGATCATCATTTTTGCTTTCGCGGCAAGATCGGCTTTTTTCTTTCTTAATTCCTGTAATCCGCTCATGTTTATTCTCCTTACGTTTAAGTTAATTTTCTTCCTCAAGTTCTATCCGCCGCAAAAGGTCGGACATATCAACAGCCGGTATTCCCGGCTTTGTTGCTTCTTCTGTTTCCGGTTCGGCCCGGCACAATTCAGCCGGTGCATTCTGATACCCGGAAAAGTCCCATTTGTTTTGTGACTGCCCTTTGTAAACACGGTCAACCAGTTTTGCCGCAAGTGCCTCTTTTGCTGGAAACCATGTCGTTTTATCCATCCAATTTTTTATCTGTTCAATCTGAAGGCCGGTTCGTGTTGCAAGTTGCCCGGAGATATCCGCATCCATCATTTGCAAATTTTCAATTTCTTTTTCAAGCTTCACCATCAGATCAAGTAAGTCAGCGGCCATAAAAAATCCTTCAATCGAAACCCCCGTTGCCGCGTTATGAATCATTATAAAACCGCCCTCGACTATCTCTACCTCATCCCCTGCCAGCAGAAAAACAGCACCAGCAGACGCCGCTTGACCGTCTACATGCATAATTATCTTTGCTGGATGCTGTTCAAGAGCCGTCTGCATTGTTTTCGCCTGGAAAATATCCCCGCCAGGCGTATTAACGCGAACATGGATAACATCAACGCCGGTAAGCTCATTTATAATTTTTACAAAATCAGTAGCGTTTACGCCGCCTTCGGTTTCGGTATCAATCGGCCCATAAACATAAACAGTCGCTTCTTTATCCGTTTTCTTCCCCATTATCGGCTGAATCTGTCTGTTTTTCATCTGTTTTGGCCGGTTTAGTCGGTTGATTATCTGCATTTTTTCCCTCATTTCCCGCATATCCGGGTATAGGTTCATACGGAATATTGAATTTTTTGTCTGGCAACGGGCGCAATCCCTCTGTTTTTCGGATCTCGTTCACGCTCATAATGCCTGGTAATTGGTTCCCGCCGCGCATAACGCTATAATAATTACCCCTTGCCGCTGCGTCCCCGCGCAAAAGGCCGTCTAAATTGAACTTGCAAAAGTATTTATTGTCGGAAATCAGCTTGCGATTGACCTCTTGTTCGATCATTTTGAGCCGCTTCCGTAGCGTGAACATCACAAAACCGATGGTTTGTTGTTCAATTCCTGTGCCCCAGCTCGTCGACTTATCTGTCGAGCTTACAAGATGGAGCGGCACGCCGTAGAATCGACAAATGTCTTCGATCTGAAAAACGCGAGATAACATCATCTGTGCGTCGTCAGCATTCATTTGCAGATTGGAAACTTTGGCGTCATCGGTCGTTACAAGTGGAGCACGAGCCGCAGGGCCACCGTTCATCCGGTCCATTAAATACGCCTTCAGCCGTTTTTCTGCTGGTTCTGATAGGCTTTTTGGGTATCCAATATGCACATTGGATGAAATGGCATTGGTGAAATAATTAGCATTGAAACTTTCCCCGGCCAGCCCCAGTCCGATAGATTCCCTGGCGTGTGTAATCGGTGATGAACCCTTTAATCCATCCCACCCAATACACGGAAAATGAAGCATGTCGTCTTGATCAAGAACAATCGTTTCATTATAAAGGCTTATCCGATACCAAATCCGCTTATGATCCGGGCTAAAAAATGGAGTTACGGTTTTCTGAGGCAACCAATAAATTGATTCAGGTTCTCCAAATTTTGGACCGGTTAAAACCCTTTTTATCGCAGCAAATCCGTTCCCATTTAGAAACATTTCGGCCATGTCGTTTTCCCAAAAAACATAAGCCGACATTGTGCTATTTGGGGCGCTGTTGATTAATTTATAAACCGGGTGCGTTTTAGCTATTTCTGATTCGTCATCCCCTAAATCTTTAAAAACTTCAAATGGTAGGCTTGCAATCGTTCCAGCTAAGAGCGAAACACAAGCATACACCGCCGAAAAATTCATGGCAGTCTGATCGGTTACGACTTTTCCAGATAAAGATTCGACGCCAACAAAACCCATTTCGTTAGCAATCAATTCAACTGCTTTTGCCAAGGAAACTTCAGAGCCGTATGTGTTCACGATCTGCTTTTGTTTTCGGTTGAACGGCCAGAATTTTTTCATGCGTTACATCCTAAAATCAACAAACCCACCGGTTATTTCAGTGGCTTCAGGCGGCACGGCTATGATTCTTGCCATGGCGTTTAATGCAGCAACGGCCCCGTCTATTTTATTTTCATACCCTTCTTTCCGAGGGAAAATGTTATCCTTATTGTCGACCTTACAAACCACATTGTTAAACATCCAGGTAGTCGCCGGGTTCGCGTCGTGATGAAATTTGCCGGTTTTTAGCGCCGCCTCAATCTCTTTCATTGGTTCGGAAAACGAAGCAACCGTCTGAGGGATTTCTACACCCCCGATTCCGTCCGCCATTAAATTTGCAAGTAACTGCTGCGCGTTCCATGGATCGGCGCATACTTCACCACCGTTGCGGTCTGACCCGGCCACGTTAAACAGCTTCGCGTCTTCCTTTAGCTCGTTTTCGATTGCCTGGATATCATTTCGGCCCCCCGAATGGATGGTTATATACCCGCCAGCCGCCCATTCCGCATAGTGCGTTTTGTCCGCGCCCTGAATGTTTTCCTCATTCGTGTAATGTTTTGAGAACAAATAATAATCCGAATTAAATTTAAACAGCATCATTTTACTGGCAATGTCAATTTTACTGGCAATATCCAGGCCGATGAAGCACGGCAAGCC